CATGAAAGGTACGATCCGAGCTCACCCATTCTTCAACGGCCCTTGCTTCACGCTTGGTCAGTCGGCTGTCGGTGTCTCGCATGATAAAATGGCCTTCGCGTTCAAACATGGGCAAGAAACGCCAGAATGCTCCGTGCACCATCTTATAGCCTGGATCTATGGTGGCTATGTTGCGAACCTCTACATGACTCATGTTGTTAAGTATACGAATATACTTGGTGGGAACAGTGTCATCATGATACATGATGACCTGCCAGTCTGGCAGATGTGTACGAGCTAGTTCGGCATTTTTAACTGCGCCTAGACTGAAACGCTCGTCTTCTCCCCAGAAGCTATAGCAAATGTATTTGTTGGACATGTCTATTCCTTGCTGCAGTTTTGACTAAAGAAGTCTATGAGATGGTCTGGGCATGTATGTTCGATGGTGGCTTCGTTGGTACGTGCCAAGGGTCCGGCATTTTGCTTCATGAAGGCATAAAAGTGTCGGTCATCACCAGGACCTTCGATCAGGCGATACAGATGTGCAGCATGCACACCCAGAATGCGATTGAACATCAGGCAATTATTATCTATCATTTCATAGGGTACGTTGCGATTTGGATCATCGCCCACACTCTCAAATCTGTCTATGCCCAGATATTCACCACGCCCTTGTTCTTGGAATCTGGTACCTGATCCTGGTGCATAGATGTGACGCAGACAAGCGGCCCAATGATGGCCGTTGGCAGCTCTAAGCATGCTTTCAGCATGCGTCGGTCGCCATACTACATCATCGTCAGCGAATGTTACCCAAGTAGTATTAGCAGCCATGAGTGCTACGGCTCTCAAACTAGATCCTGGAGCTCCTTTGTACCGTCCCAACCCCCAGGGCAAGACCATGCTGTAACGATTGGGACCGTTGTAGGACATGGGGTCTATGCCTGCATCGATTCGCTTTTCATCCCACATGATGAGGTGAAAAATTTGACCGGCTACGGTCTGTGCATCAATGCTCTCAATCTGACGATCCAAAATATCACGCCCAATGGTGGGCGTGATGACCGTCAGAACATGTTTATCATTCTTAAGACTTTGCATAATACTCCTTAGAAAGGAATCTCTACACTGGGGTCTACAGAAGGAGCTGCTGGAGCAACTTCTTCGGGGACCGGAGGAGCTTCCAATTTGGCATACAGTTCACGGAAGGCTAACTTGGTTTCTTCATCGAAACGGTTGGTACAGAGCTCAATGGCTTTTTTACGATCATTGAACTTACTGAAGGTCTTGACCACATCCACCAGACGGCGGGTACTAATAATTTCATCCACACCGCCTTCGGAATGAGTACGGCGAATGATATCGGCCCAAGCCACAAGCTTCGAAGCAAAATCTTCATCTGATATGTTGTATTTAGCCATGTAGTTCATGACTATCTTTTTCTCTACCTTGGGTTCAGCATATTCTTGCTCGACTGTGATGCTGAAACGCTCCAGGAATGCTTCGTCCAGGATCTGCGCAGCAATGTACTTGCCATCTTCAGTACCACGACCCTTGGTATTGGCTGTGGCAACCACCGTAAAGCCCGGAGCTGGACGAACTACTTCACCAGTCTTTTTATTCAGGTAGGACTTACCTTCTAGCACACTCTGCAAGCAAAGCAACTTGTTGCTGCCACGATCGACTTCGTCAAGCAACAACACTGCACCACGACGCATGGCAGTCAACACTGGACCTTCACGATATACAACGTTACCATCCACCAGCGTAGCACCACCAATGAGATCGTCTTCGTCGGTCTCAATGCTGATGTTCACACGAAACATTTCGCGTTTTAGGCGAGCACATACCTGCTCAACCATGCTGGTTTTGCCATTGCCGCTCAGGCCCGTAATGAACACCGGAAAGAAATCCTTGCTGCGAATGATCTGAGTAAGGTCCCTGAAGAAGCCATGGCTAACAAAGTTAGCATCTTCTTCGGGAACTAGATCAACAAACTCATTCATGAGTCGCTTTTGGCGCACAGTCTCAATGGCCGTAACCGAAGCAGCCAGGGCTGGTGCAGCTAGTTGCTCATAACTAGCAACAGGTGCAGGGACAGCGGGATCAAAATTACCAAGATCCCAAATGCCACGACCAACCTTAAGATTGTTGTTGTCGATGATGAATCTGGGAAAAGGCAAGCCCATGGCCTGGGCTGCGGCTTCGATGGTACGGCGATCGACCCTGGGACCATTGTCCGAAAGAAGCTTTTCAACCAGGGACTTTTTGCTAAGATCAGTGTATTTCATACAGGCTCCATGATATATGTAATGCTATTCTAGCACGAATTTCTTCGACTGTCAAGCAATCTGCTCAATAAAATTACTAAGAAGTAAACGATGCTTGCGTTTGTCACCATGTAACTTGGCAAATGCCTTGCGAAGATCCTTGGTATTTGCACTATCAACTTCCAACGATTCTTCTTTGAAGTCCAGGAACTTACCGCTTACTCTGAAATAGTTCTTGTAACCAGTCAACAGTTCATCCTTGGATAACCAATAACCATGTTTTCTAATTTCAAGAGCGGCTGACTCGGCAAAAGTTTCTTCGGAATTAGGATTGGATAGTTCATGATTGCTTTTGTACCATTCACGCAAACGATTGCGGTGTCCTTCGGAAATAAAGTAGCCAATGGTACGGGCACCCGTAATTGAGGACATCAACCGCAGCAAGGCCGCAGTAGTTCTTGCATCACGATTGTCGTGATGGGTCAAAGTCTGCACTTCTAATTTGCTGACCTTGTGCCTAAAGCAAAGATAAGTTGAGCCAGCATAACGATGTACATAGTTTGCGGTCTTGGGTCGTGAATTTTCAGTGGTATCTGTATTGGCAACAAAAGAACTCAGAGCATTGTTGCTTTCACCATCGGTAAGCAGAATGGTGTTTACAATGTCCAACCTATGAGCTTTTTTGAAGGCCGGAACCATTTCTATGAGACTGGCAATGGCTTCGTTCAAGGGAGTACCACACAGACGTTCGCTCAAGGGCAACATGCTAACCATGTAGCTACTACGCCTACGCCAACTAGCAGCCAATATCAAAACTCTGTCCACCATGGCTTTGAATTCTGTTGATGTCTGTGTATGTGAAAAATATTCGCGCAGAGTAAAATAATTCCGACCATGGAAAGCAATTTCACCAACGTTGCTTGAGAAACTTGCACGCTCAACATATCTTTGGTTGTTGGGAAGATGATCGGTATTGTCGGTAAACCCATAGACATGGAATGGTACATTAATCTTACGACAGAACATGCTGAGTACAACTATCTGTTCCAAAGTCTGGCCATAGTATTCGCCCATGCTGCCGCTCTGATCAAACATCATGATCATGCCATGATTCTTGCCTTTGGGTACAACTGTTAGCCGTTGGAACAGGTCATCGGTCAACTTGTATTGATGTACCTTCTTGAGGTTCAATGCACCTGTCTTGGCACTGCCGGCTCTGGCCATCTGACGAGCATTGCGTTTGATCTCGAATTCGCGCACCATGTGATCAACAAATCTACTGTTGCGCAACATGAAGTCTGCCTTGTACTCTGGAAATTTCAAGTTGTTCTTGAGATGCTGGTCAATTTCTGCGCCTTCCAGAGCAACAAATTTAAATTGATCGGCTACGACTTTATGCGGAACAATGATGTTGTCTAGGTTAGCCGTTGGAACGTCAACATAGATTCTGGGCAGAGTTTTTTCATCCAGCAGTTCTGTTTCGCGTTGTCTGAATATGGTGTCGGTCATGCTTTCTGGACCATCAGTTTCGCTTCTAAACTCATACCAATCATCTAGTACCTTGCGACCAGGAGTATGTACATTACCACTGGCACCATCGCCGCCAACCTTGTGGCGTTCATCGGAAGTTTCGCCTTCGGCTTCTTCTTCGGATTCTAGGCCTTCGGCATCTTCGTCGTATTCCAAATCACCCAAACCATCCGAAAGCATGCGTTGAGCATCAAGACTTTCTTCGATTTGACGCTTGAGCTCTTCGGCATCGAAGTCATAGATTTCCTTGGCCAGGGCCACAACATCATCCCAGGTACGAGCTTGTGCTACACGATCGACAATGGTCTGTTCGTAGTCGTCAAAGGGAACATTTAGATGACTGCCAATCTTGAAATGCAAATTGATGCGGTCAACCAGCAGCAGAGTGTCTAGTTTTTTATTGGCCGTACCAAAAAAGTCTTGGTCGTACAATTCCTTGTAGCCTTTGACGAAACTAGGACGCAGACCAGGAAAACGATTCTTGATCAAACGTTCAATGCGAGCATCTTCGACTACGTTGAGGAAACTTTTTAGGCGTCGATCAGCAATGACCGTACCATGCCAACCCTGTGCAGGCGTCTCCAGAGCATGACCAACTTCATGAGCTCTCAACATGTCATAGAGCTCGGGGCTCATGGCCTTCCAGGTCGGAAGGGTGAGCACACGATTTAGTACATCGAAACTAGCAGTTTCGATGTTGCGATGTTCGACTGTAATGTTCTCCACAGCCATGAGACGGGCTAGAATACCTCGGTTTTCCATGTGTTCTCCTTACTATACTGCTATTCTAGCACCTTTGCAACCTAGAGTCAAGCACTATTTTCTGCTTTGAAATCAATGTTTTAACTTTATCATTTCTTGAACCATTTCTCCAGGTACCAAACAAAACCTTGCCTTGTACCTGGTTATGCCCTGGTTATAATCTTCGGATTTTACAAAGCTAACCAAATCTTGGTTTTCCATGATCTGTTTAGCTACAAGCTTGGCAAGCTCCTCCTTTACATAGCGTTTGGCTTCATCATCATCTTCAAACTGTACTAATTGCGTATTACTAAGATAGTACTCAACAGTCTGCATGCTTCCTTTGATGGCCAAAGTTTCATATGTAACCTTAGTACCATGATCCAGATCCCACATCAATAATTGATTTGCCATTATAGGATCCTCGCATAAACCTCGGTGACTTCATAGGGCAAGTCAGCTAAAATTTGTTTGATAGGACGATTAGAATTGTACCTTATCATTTTTTTGTTGGCAGCTATGAGAACATAGTCCTTGTTTTCTGTGCATAACATTCTTACTTGTTCGCGTAATTCCCTTAGTTCACCTTCGTATTTTTCAACTTCGTGATTCATGATTTCCTCGTTATGGCTAGGATTTTCTCAATTTGCCCTTCGATCTGTTCCTTGCGATTAGGCCATTTAATGGTAGGCTTGTCGGGGTTCTTCATGAGATTGACCAGCAAGGGCATGATTAACTTTTCTAATTGTTGAATGTCGGCCTTGAGAGCCGACACTTCGTCCAGATATTGACCATGAAGATTGTCTAATTTTTCTTCGAGGTCGTCTTCGGTCGTGAAACCGAAGTCATGTTCTTCATACTGCTTTAGTATTTTCTTGGTGTCCATCTTCGATGGCCTTTCGCATGGTGGCTATGGCATGTTGCCTGATTAGTTGCTTCTTTTTCTTTTCGTATCGATCCTTGGCCATTTTCATTTTTAGCTTGCTAGCGCCCATGGTAAAATCTCTGCCTTCCATATGATCATATTCATGTTGAAAAATTCTTGCCGTCAAACCTGAAAATGTAGTTTCACGATGCTCTCCTCGTTGATTCTGATAACCTACACGCACTGAATCTGGACGTTTGATGTACATGAACAGGCCGGGATAACTTAGACAACCTTCCTTGAAAGCCTGGGGCTCACCAATGGTTTCAATGATTCGAGGATTGAAAAATGCTCCATGATATTCTTTGATGCCCATGACGAACACTCTATATGGCAAACCAACCTGGTTGGCACTAAGACCAACACCACCAAGCTCTACCATTTTATTGGTTAGAACATTTACCATCATGTCGATTTCAGCTTGAGCGTGTTCATCAAAATTAAAGTCCTGCAAGGGAGTACGCATGATGTCGCTAGCAGGATCAACAATGTTGATTAGGTCTTTACGGATTATAATCATAATTTCATCTGGCTAAAATTTTGGTGTTTTTCGAATTTGATCAGACTTCTAAACTTATCAAAGAGCTGATCACCTTTATGGCTAATGACAAATGTATTGGTTTCTTCGCCCAGAGTGTTCAAAAGACCCATGACGTAATCAGTACCGTTGTTGTCAAGACTAGAATCGAATACTTCATCGAGTATGAGAAGGTTGGTGGCTGCACTGTTCTTCATCTTGGCTATGGTACGCCAGGTGAATAGGAGAGCAAGGTCAATGCGTTGCTTTTCCCCTTCACTAAAGCTGGCATAGCTAAAATCGTCTCGGTGACGACTGCGAATGACTTCTTTGAAGGTTTCATCCAACTCAAAGCTCACAAAGAAGTCCATGGCTGCTAGATATTTATTTACCAGCTTGTTGATTACGGGCAGATACTGTTTTATAATTCTAGTTTTGATTCCAGTATCCTTGAGTAACGTGGCACAGGCTTCAAGATAATACGAGTCCTCGCGGAACTTACTTTTACTTTCTGACGCCGATACAACTTCTTTGGCAAGTTCTTTGAGGGTTGATTTAGCGCTATCCAAACTGTTTTCTGTATCAACCGATTTCTCTGCTTCAGTCTGTATCTTACGGATAAAGGTTTGCTCGCTGATAATTTTACTGTTGATGTCAACGATCGAATCCTGTACATCGGCAATCGTGTTTTTGATAGCAGATATTGCATCAATTCTTGCTTCAACTTCTGAGATTTTATGGTTAAGGGAATCAAGTGCCGCGTTGATTTCTTCGATTTTATGCGAGTGTTTCTCAATCGCTGTAGACTTAAGCTCTCCAGTAAGAAGCTGAGCGCATGTTGGACAATTATCATGTTCCTCGTAGAAGGTAATCTGATCCCTGGCAGAGTTGATACGCTGATTGAGTGATTTAAGTAAAGTAACCATCTCAGTTCTTCTTTGCGAGACAGTTGACTCGTCCGCTGTTGATTCTTTGAGAGTCTGTAGATTTTCAGCCAGCTGCGCTGCCTCTTGTTGTAATCTATTAATAGTTGCTTGTGATTCGGTGATGGCCAGGTTTGCATCTGCTTCTCGTTTCTTTTTGTCATCTTCTAACTTTTTTACATACTCGCCTTGAACTTTGACTTTTTGCTTGCCTACTTCGATCTGACCATCAATGGTTTTGATGCTGTCCTTGACAATGCTTATTTTATCTTTTAGCACAGTATTCATGACCGTAAAGATCTGAATATCCAAAATGTCTTCGATGATTTCGCGTCTGTGCGATGGTGGCAACTGCATGAAGGGTGTAAAGCTGGCACTGCCTAGTATGACAATCTGTGTGAAAGACTTATAGTTTAATTTTAGTATTTGTTCTTCGAGAATCTTTTGATAGTCCCGGCTGGCAGCATCCTGATTAAGCACTTCACCATCACAGGTAATTTCAAAAATCGCAGGCTTGATGCCACGAACAATGCTATAGTTTTTTCTGCCTATGCTGAATTCTATTTCTACTTCGCAATTTTTACCGTTGATGCTGTTTACCAGCTGTGGCTTGTTGATGCTGCGAAAGGGTTTTCCGAACAATGCAAAACAAATGGCATCCAATATGGTGCTTTTACCGGCTCCATTCTCACCTATGATCAGAGTGCTAGGACTGCGATTTAGTTGTATCTCAGTAAAGTTACTGCCAGTACTTAGAAAGTTTCGCCAGCGTATTTTGGAAAATTTTATCATGCGCCTTCATAATCCTGTGCTTCGACATATAGAGTTTTTAGAATGGTTTTTATGCGATCCTTGTTGGCATCGGTCTCTAGACTGTCTACGTATTGACTTAACAGTGTCATGGTATCTTCGAGATTTAAATTTTCTTCGTCTAGTGCTTCGGATTCAAACTCTGAAAAGTCTTCGATGATTTTTAATTCTAAGGGATTCTGTGCATAGAGTCGATCCACAAACCTATCGAATTCCGAAAAATCTGTCTTGTTGGCAACCACTAATTTCACCATGCGTTCTTTCAGGTTACTAAGTTCCATGTTCTTGTTGATGTCGTTGCTATCATCATAGACGATTCTATGAAACATTCTATAAGGGTTTTCTATGAACTCAAGTTCATGTGTTTTGGTATCGTAAAGATGAAACCCTCGCGGATCATCATAATCATTCCAGGTCATTTCATAGGGATTGCCCAGATAGGTAATGTTGCCCTTGGTGCTGCGATGATGAAAGTGCCCGCTAAAAACCTGTTCAAACTTGGCAAAGATTTTGGGGTCAAAGCCACCTTCGCTTTCCTGACCACGATGCATGACAAAGCCTGCTATTTCCAAATGACCGAACAATCGTTTGGCTTCGGTGCGTTCAATCATGTCCATGCACTGCTGATAGTTATCAGAACAAATCCAGGGCATGAGCAAGATGTTGTCTTTGAGTCCTACCAACTCAAAAGGTTCTGCGTAGCATTTGATGTTGTCGTAACTGTCCAGCAACAAGCCTGGACTGTTTACGTCGTTGGTGTTCTTAAAGAAGGTATCGTGATTGCCTACCAGCAGATGCATGAAGATTCCACGACGCTGTAGTTCGTCGAAGAAATATTCACGACAATTTTTTAGGGTATTAAAATTGATATACTTGCGACGATCAAAGATATCACCCAGGTGTATGATGGTGTCGATGTTGTTTTTTTCGAGCGTCGGAAAAAATACATGTGTATAAAAGTCCCTAAAGAAGCCATCAAAGGTCAGATTATCACTTCGGGCACCGAAATGGGTGTCCGTAATCAAGGCAATTTTCATAATAGTTGATCAATTAAATTCTTTGCAGTTGCGGGTGCCAGAGTCCAGCCCAAATGTCCATGACCGCCATGATAAAATACATTGCTACTAGATTTGAATTTGCCCCACACAGGCAACATGTTGGGACGCATGGGTCTTAGACAGGCCCATTCCTTGGCCTTACTAGTATCTATAAGCGAAAAGTTCTTTTGCACCCATGCATACAAAGGTTTAAGACGATTTGAATTAATGGCATCATTGTGCCCAGTAAACTCTGCGGTACCGGCTACACGAAATCTATTGCCCAATCTGCTGCTTACGATCTTGGCCTTTTCATCAAGCAGGCTGACCTTAGGTATGTTGTTGGCTGGAGCTTCAATGGTTAGGCTATATCCTTTGACTGGATAGATATCCAAATTAGTATCAAACCATTGAGCCTGCTGTTGAAGTTCGGTTCCAGTGCTCAATATGTAAAAGTTGCTTGGAAACTTATCCAGCAATTCATCTTTGGTGCTTATCATGGCAGGTATGTATCTTACGCCCTTGGCCTGTAGCCAGGTAAGAACATGCACACAGAATCTATGTATGTCACCAGTAAAATCTTCGGGCGTAAAAATTCCACCCATCAAGTTACTGCCGAACCCTATGAGCGAAGGTTCTATTTTGCTAAGTTTGCTGGCTGGCACGTCTTGCCAGGACAGTCCTAGATTTTTGAAGAATGTAGTTCGATTTAGAGCCTGTTTGTAGTCTGCAAGATCAGTATAGATGTGCAGGATGCCATTGTATTCTATGTTGCTTAGCTGTTCAAGTTTGTCTATTTCCAGCATGATTTCAGCATACAGTTTGCGACTCTGTAGGCCAAGATCTATGGTGCGAGCTGTATTGACATCGGCTGTGCCCATGATGATTTCCCGGGAGAATTTCATGAGCCAAGAATATTTTTCTAGATCAAGATCAGGCCTAATCAACAATGGAGCATTTTCTCGACCTAGCCAGGTTATGGCTTTGGCCAAGTTACTCCAGGTATTCCAAACCTGACTATTGCATACACTGATTTGACCACCGTTGGCATAACTACACTTGGTAGCTATGCCGTGTTGGTCTACTATGGTAACATCAAAGCCCTTTTTGTAGGCATAGTATGCCAACATCACACCCGTAATACCAGCACCTACTACGAGTACTTTCATGATCTTTATCCTTCATAAAAAGCTTCTATGACACATGCCAGCAATTCATCGTGCGACATATCCTGGTACTTCTTGCTTAGATGTATGACGGCATTGGGATTGGGTTCATATTCTTTGAGACCCAGAATGTCTGGTATGATGCCTTTGCTCAGAACATAGCCCATGTTGCTATACACCCAAGCAGCCGTCATGATTGCACAACTTATGATGGCCGAAGGATTGTCTATGTTATTGTTACGACAAAAATCATAGGCACGATCAACGTACTCACGGGTATTGCTGACCAAAACTTCTTGGTCAGCAACAAAGTTAATGGTGTCGTAACGTTCCCATTTAACGTTATGCTGTTGCTTGCTCATGGCTCAATTTCTTTTGCAAATGGCTCAGCAAGATGCCATATGATGGTAAAATGACCAGGAGGCTGACTAAAATCTTTGCCCAACTATTGTTGGTCGCTACAATGTGCCAATTTGCTGCCATGAATTCGTTGGCGCCATAGGCAAAGGCCGTAAAGAAGAATACATAGGTGTCAATAAAAGTACTGACTATGCAACTTAAAGCAGGAGCAATCCACCATGATGTATACTTTTCTCTGAAGTATTGGAACACATAGACATCCAGCAGATTGCTTACAAAATAGGCCATGCCACTGCCCAAGCCAATTCTGAATGCCACTGAGTCTGGTGCGCCGCCTAGTTTAACAACAGCCATGCTGACCAGGATAGCAGGGATGAACGCCAGACCAATGACAGCTCTACCGGTCTGTTTGCCCAGCAACCTAACTGTTAGGTCAGTAAGAACAACAACCAGAGGGAAAGTAAACGCAGCCAGAGCCAGAGGATGCCCCAGGACATCGATCTTGAACTGAACTATGTAATTGCTAATGGCTATGATGATGACATGAGCTGCCATCAACTTATATACTAAACTTCGATCTACACCGTCTAATAATTTACTGAGCATAATGGTTCCTTAGAGTAGTTGTTCGTTCCAATGTCTGTGACCTTCACGATAGGCCATGTTGGCTTGTGTTTCGCGAACTTCTACTCGGAAACACCATAAGCGATTGTGTTCGCCCAGGCCCCACATATCTGGTATATAAACACCATTGACATACTTATATAACATATCAGCCAAACCTTCACAACCCAGTCTTGGTAGTATAGTTAGTTTAGCCATCTTCTTGGCTTGCAGGAGTTTAAAGGTTTCTAGTTCAGGATCATCTTCGGCAACCAACAGGGTATGATCGAATTGGTCTTCGAGAATCTTTTTTAGTTCTTTTAGGCCGCCATAATCAGCTGCCCAGTTACGAACATCGAGATCATCGGTACCAAAGTAAAATTTCATGCTAAAACTATAACCATGAATCATGTTGCAATGACTGTCGGCTCGCCATTGGCGATATGCGCAGGGAAATGCATCATGATATTCTTTGGTACTAACGTATTTGTAAGGATGTGATGTATTTATTAAAGCCATCTCTTGCCTCTTGGAGTAAGTTTGATGACACGCAGAATTTATAGAGCGGGATGAGCGTCTTAAGGCCGCTTCTGTTATTTAGCAGTGCGTCGAAGGTCAGCTTCGACCATGCTGGTAACCATACTATCAAAAGTATGCTTGGGCATCCAGCCCAGGACTTTTCGAGCTTCGGAACTATCACCCAACAGGGTATTTACTTCGGCTGGACGATAGAATTCTGGATCAATGCGAATAACTACTTTGCCGGACTTGGCATTGATGCCAACTTCGTCAACACCGCTGCCTTCCCAGATAAGGTCATAATCCAGAGCACGTGCACTGGCTTCACAGAATTGCCTTACACTGTATTGTGTTCCAGTGGATACAACAAAGTCTCGTGGTTGGGATTGTTGGAGCATGAGCCACATGGCATGGACATAATCTTCGGCGTGCCCCCAATCTCGCTTGACATCCAGGAACCCTAACTTAAGCACCTGCTGTTGCCTGTTGTGAATTCTAGCCAGGCCATCGGTAATTTTTCTGGTTACAAATTCCAGACCGCGCAAGGGACTTTCATGATTGAATAAGATGCCGCTGTTGGCATGAATGTCATAGCTTTCTCGATAATTAACTGTAATCCAATGTCCATAGAGTTTGCTGACACCATAGGGACTGCGAGGATAGAAAGGCGTATGTTCGTTCTGTGGTACAGTCTGTACTTTGCCAAACATTTCACTGGTGCTGGCCTGATAGAATTTAATCTTGCGATCCAGGGTACGAATGGCTTCCAGCAAATTCAACGGGCCCATGGTATTGATGAGTGTTGTGGTTGCTGGACTGTTGAAGCTAGCTCCCACAAAACTCTGTGCTGCAAGATTATAGACCTCTTTGGGTTTGGCCTGATCCAAAAGTCTTATGCAACTTCCTAGATCTGTCAAATCGCATTCTACAAGTTTTAAATTTTCATGATCAAGAATGTTCAATTCTTGCATGCGATGAAAGTTTGGAGTACTTGTACGCCTATAGGCTCCATAGACCTTATAGTTTTTCTCTAGAAGTAGTTTGGCTAGATAGGCTCCATCCTGGCCGGTCACGCCCGTAATTACTGCTCTCATACAAAGGTCCTTTTCATAATTTCAAACATGTTACGACCACTGAAATAGGTGTCATGAAGCCTATCGATGTTATTATTTAAGTCGGCTCTATAATTTTCATAGTAGTCAACATAGTAAATGATGCGACGTGCTAGATATTCTCTGTTGGCACCAACGTCATAAAGGTTATCTTGAACTTCATATTTGAAAACTGGATCATACATTTCATGATAGCTTAGTTTGTCAGGCAACAAGGGAATGCAACCCGAGCACATGGCTTCGAAGGTACCAATGCCAAGATTTTCGTGCTTGTTGGCACTAAAGATTACCTTGCAGGTCTTGAGGAAGTCATAGTATTCTTCTTTGCTGAAGTTCTGTTCTTGTGTCTTGATGAACCGAATATCAGGTCTGGTCTTTTGCACTTCAGCAGCAATTTCATCGAACACATAGGGTGCTTTGTCGTAATTCAGCCGATGCGGAAATACAACTATGTTCTCTTTGGCATGGTCGTTCTTAAGGTCACGAATCCATTCCAGACAATAGGCTCCAGGACTTACACATCTACCTAGTACTCTTTCTTGGGATTCCAGCCCTAGTGTTTGCAAGAAAAGGTTTTTATTGTAATGTGAACCAAAGAAGTTAATGTCAAAAGCATAATAACTAGATGCTTCAAAACCATAGACCCAGGGCTTATTCTTGATCTTAACACCCAAGATGTCTGTAGGATCATAGGCACCAGCATGCCAGATACCTGCAGTATAGATTTGTATGTCTTTGAGTTCAGCCATGTACTTCAGGAAGTGAATGGTCTGATTCCAGGCATCAGTAAAGTAGAAGATATCACCATCCCGAACTTTGCCTTGCTCAAAGAGCTCGGCAATACGAATGGTCTGACTGGCCTTGTATTTGCAAGTACCTAAAAAGTCAAAAAATGCGCCGGGTTCGGGCTTCTTGTATTCACCTTCTTCGCCGGCTATGTTCACCACTTTGAACCCTTCGCCCAGATACTCTTGGGCGACCTTAGGAATCCAGGTACGCCATTGCTTGGTGTACCTATTATCCAAGGGCTCAATGTCCACAATATAAAAGTTCTTCATGTTTTCCTTTCAATATCGGCTTCGTCACATTCAGACCCATATTGTATCTCAACTAGGCGTAAAAGTCGATTGCTGGTGTTCCACAATTTGTGCCATTGGAGTGGTTTAATGGTAACGGTTGTCTGTGGCTTGAGCTCTAGTTTTTTATTGTCTAGTTCTAGCATACCGTTACCATCAACTACAATCCAAAATTCTGCTCTGTGGAAATGCCGTTGCAGGCTAAGACTCTGACCGGGCTCAACCAGAAGTTCTTTGACCTTTACGCCAGGATACTCCTGCAATACTTTGTAGTGCCCCCAATTCCTGGCAACTCTAACAACCTTATGTCCTTCGATGCTAAAGTCATCGGTCATTGGTTCGGCTATCATAGTTCAACAATTCTCCACTGACGATCGCGACTGGCAGTCAGTATGGCGCCATTTTCACCATCTTCGAATACTCGAACCTCAATGTCACGATTTGGATAGGTCGTCATGATTTGTTCGATTAGTTCTTCGGCCATCATTTCACAACTGTGATAATCAAGCTCCAGCGTACCCTGTGAATACAGCCTCTCCAGCCAGCGCTTGAACTGAATGAATTCAACATCGCGATCGTTGTGTTCTACTTCGAGCCTAACATTGAAATGGAACATGTGACGATGTGGATTTGCCAGGAAACTAACATCATCCCAACCGCCAGTAGCTAGTTTGGGATCTTCGGCTGCTGCAGGATACTTGTGTATACCTTCTTTCTGAAAACTTACTTCGATCCATCTACGGATATTCATGACATCATCTCCATTAAATCGACGCTTGATTGTGAGACAGCTACGGGTTCACTATCAATGGTCTTGCCTATGTTGTTTAGCCAATGATTGAAATCATCGGTGCTTTGTACTTCGTATAGAAAATGAAACGCATTCTTGTCATCACCGCGAGCAAAGTCTATGAGATTTTCACGACTCTCAGTAACATGCTCTACGTGCCGCATGAAGTTCTTGATGCAGGCACTGACATAGGCAATATAGATCTGAATGCTGGGATCTATGCTGCCATGTTTGGCTTCGTAATCACGAGCGCTGATCTGAAGAACTTCATAAAAGGTGTTGAGACTGTAACGAGACATGAACGGAAAGATTGCGCAGATATCTTCCCAGACGATTCTATAGTTATCGTCAAAGGTTCTGGTGAACGACAACTGATATTCGCTGGTACGATACTTGCCATTGATGACTCTATCACCAGTCAAGTAATAACGACCCTGCGTTACTCCGCTGGTATGCGTTGTGCTGTCATAGCTTAGTTCAACGCCTTCGTATAGTCCGTTCTGAAAGAATATGATGTTGGGCAACAGTCTATAAACACTGCCCACGCCCAACAAGTGCATGTGCGGACTCTGTAGTTCAATGGGCAACTTGGTAAAGTAAAATGCTCGCTTGATGTCCTCCAGAGGACCTTTGCCCAGAGCCGCAGCTCCCATGGCTATGCCGCCGATGCGACTTATGTGATAGGGAGTTAATTCTTGAACAATATAGTCCACCCAACGCATGTAGGTGTCATAACAGTTGCCCTGTGCAATGAGCATGGGGCGAGCCTGACTCTTTTTCTCATCGAAATGGTCAATCTGACGTCTTAGGTTCTTTCCGGTCTCACGTGCACAGGCTTCCAGCTTGTCATGATCAAAATAACGATTTTCTAAATCCAATCGACCACTGCGATCGCCACTTCGGGTAGATACTGGAATCATGTCAAAGCACATGGCAATGGTGGAATTCAGAGCCTGATTGGCATAGACCTGCTCTTTGAGCTCTGGGGTAATCTGCTTGCCTAGAGTGATGACCTGCAAGCCACCGGAGTCTGCATGCACACTATGAATCATTGATCCATAGTTTTCTCTGATGCGTGGACCGGTCCTGGATTCCGTAAAGGCATTGTACAATAGACTGATGTTGTGCTTATGCTGTCCATTGAGACTGGCAAAGGTCTTTTCAAAGACTTCGAGATTCTCTCGTCTATAACTTTCCTGGTACATGAGCTTGAAATAGCTGGTACCACTGGCTACGTATTCGTACATGTTAACTTCCTAGAATCTTCATGAGATGACGTGTCTGGTGCAGAGCATCATCAAGTGCATTATGGTATGTTCCTTGCCGTTCATCTTGCGGTATCTTTACAATGGCGTTGATGGTTCTGTAGCAGCGTTCTTCCCAGGGCTTCCAGGGAGGTTCGGTATCGATGCTGCGAAATGCGCTGGTCATGATGACCAGATCAAATGCTGCTCCGTTGCCCCAGGTTGGTACGCTTTGGCTACCATACCAGATTCTAAATGCTTTGAGCGCATCTGTCAATGACCGTTGGTCCTTCATGATGGCTTTGCGGGCTTCGGCGTTTTGCTTGCTCCACCATTCTATGGTCTTACGTTCCACATGCAGACCGGCTTGTTTGCACGAAGCCGGATCTATGTTTACGTAAAAAGTATCCAGGATACTTTGATCCTGGAACTTTACGGCGCCTATGCTAAGTATGGTGGCATTGTATTGCGTACTTAGCGTTTCTAGGTCAATCATGACTTGCGTCATTTCATCTTTCCAACAATGCTGAAAAATTCCTGCTTGAGGGCATGGTCGTCACGGAACTTGCCACGCATGACACTGGTGGTCATGTCTGATTCATGCTCTTTGACTCCACGATGAGTCATGCAATGATGCTCGGCTTGAATCAATACTGCTACACCATCGGCTTCGGTTTCGCGCTCAATGGCATCGGCAATCTGTACGGTCATTTCTTCCTGGATCTGTGGGCGGCTAGCAATCCAATCGGTTATACGATTAAACTTACTAAGCCCAATAACATTGCGACCAGGAAAAACACCAATATAAGCCCTGCCAACAATATTTTGGAAATGATGCGCGCAAGTGCTCCGAATAGTGATAGGACCTGTGACATAAAGCTGATCGTATTCTGTTACGTTAGGAAAAGCAGTTACCTTGGGTGGATTGGCATATCGACCACTGAATGTTTCACGAACAAACATCTTGGCTACACGACGTGCAGTATCTTGCGTGTTATGATCGTTGCTGGTATCAATGATGAGACTGCGTAATACGCCTTGAAACTTATCGGCTACTTCATCTACCAACCGATCGATTTCTTCTTCATCATGAATAAATGGAGAAATGTTGTCATTGGCGAAAAATCTTGCCTGCCCTTGTTGAATGCGTTCACGGATGACTTCACTCATGGGACGACCAAACACAGCACCTTCGTAGCCTGGATGATATGGTGCTTGTTCTACTAGTTTATTACTCATTAAATACCCCAATTGTTTGAATCTCTTTCAGTTGGTGGACACTTGTGCCACCCGGGTAAAAGAGCGTTAAAAAATCTGCCTAACCAACCTATATGTTCTCCACACTTTTGGCAACAGTAACTCGGAAAACGTTGCATCAGGTACCCCATTCATTCTTAAACAATGGCACCTGAAGTCTGTCTGAATATCGCCAGCCTTTCTTCATGGCCATGAGCGCGACATTTTTATTGTTCATGGCATAAACTGATTCAACACCACCTACGGGCATGAGGTACACAGGACCCGTAAACCCTGCATCAACATATTCCTGAACTGCCTGGGATGCTTCGGCGACATCATCTTCGGTGGCTACAACAAACTTCAGATATACAAACCCATGTTCCTGATACTGCATGATTATTTCGGGCTTGATGGCATCCGACCATTTCTCACCACTGACACTTAGTTTGGGACTCACACTGAAAGTAAGTCGATCCCAGCCCTTGCGCCAATGAGTCTTGAGATATTCAGAAAATTTAGGTTCTAGTTTTTGGGTTCCGTTGGTCTCGAATGTGAGTTCTTGAAGATTGACCATATCGGGGTGCGAGAGGAGATCAGGATACGACCTTTGCCACCCAAGCAGTGGTTCTCCTCCTGTAATAACGAGATGCTCACTTGTCCACTTGCCATGAGGTAGCATATGTAGAATGGCATCAACAATAACATCAACAGACACAACAGGGCTAAGATGCTTGAACCTAACATCCCAACTAGCGTAACTATCACAACCTGTAGTAACCAGAGGCAAAGATTTATAATTTTTGTACTGATCCGCATGTTGTGCAATGATTTCTCGCTCGTCACTTTTTTCTCCTCGGGGCATGCCAAAGCCATCACAGGTAAAATTACATCCAAAGGTTCTCAAGAACACACTGGGCACACCCATGAATCGACCTTCACCTTGAATGCTATAGAATAATTCTGATATTTTAATCTTGCTCATAATATATCTCCTGAATATACTGAATTGTAGTATATTTAGTTGTCGTTGTCAATGGGTGTATCTATTTCTTCTGCCAAAACATTATTTTTTGGTTTCTTGATGATGCGCTTTTCAATGTCTACCTGATCCAATTGTTTCTTCATGTAGTCAAGAAACTGGTTATTGAATTCATTTAAATCAGTTTCGTTGTTCAAAAGATCTTCTAGATCCAGATTTTCTATGATCTTGTATTTGGTGGCTTGCTGTTTCTTTTCCTTCTGAATTCTTCGAATAAAGGCAAAGTAAACGATCTGCGTATAATAGGCAAAAGGATTGGTGCTTTTTGTGGGATCAAATTTATCAGCAGCCGCCAGACAATTTTCTATGCCGTCGCTGATCATGTCATCTTTAAAGGTATAGTTAATGAAGTTTGCCTTGTAGCTCAAATGCGTGGCAATCTTTATGAAACAATCGCCTAGGTAATTGCTAATCTGAGGTTTTTCACGCCCTTCGCTCAATGCAGCTATGACTTGGTTTCTGTAGTCAACAAGAGCATCATAGAATTTCTTGTTGTCAACATAATGTGCATTGGCTTTTTTAGTGGAGGGTTCTACTGGTTGGATTCCAGTGTCCGTCGTCGTTGTCATCATCTTCCTCGTGTTCGGTTGTGGCAAGTGTTTTCAAAAGTTCTTGTGCGCGTGATAGGTCTTCTTCGATTTCAAGTTCTTGATTTTCTTCAATGTCCGGAGATTGGTTTTGTTGTTCTATGAATTGCTCGTATTGTTCCCTGAAAGAATTACGAGCTTCAACAGCACTGATGATGCTGCCAGTGCTTATTTCAACTACCTTCTCATCAGTCAAGGGCAACCAGGGATGCAATACATAGGTTTCCATGAGTTTACCAAATCTAGGTATGCGTATGGGAACAACGCTCATGGGTTCCATGACTACGATGCTGCGTAAATTTCCAAGATCATCGCAGTTATCATCGGTCAGACACACAATGTTGTCGCCATTGGAGAATTTGATGTATTTGCAGAACAACGATGATGGTTGTGTCATAGTTGCACCTTTACTAGATTATAGTCGAAGGATTCTTCGTTGTATATGCGAATTCGTTCAATCATATGTAATAATGTATAGTTTTTACGAGACTTCCAACTTAGGTCGTCGGCGATGTCATATAGGTTGCAACTGGTCTTGCTCTCACTGGTTCTCAGACCACGACCAATGCTCTGGAGGTTTCGGATACGACTCTTGCTAGGGCTGGCAAAGATAATATTATGCAGGTTACGAATATTTATTCCCGTGCTAAAGGTCCCAAAACTTGCTACTATTATGGCATCCGACGCAGTTTCTGTCAATTGCCGTACCTGTTCTCTTTGTTCGGTTTCGGTACCACCATAGACAAATTTTATCATACGGTTGGCATCGGCCTTGCCTGCAATCATGTCATAGAGTATGTTGCCATGTTTTTCTACGAACTGAAACAATACCAGAGTATTGCCCTTTTGATCCAGAGCCAGGTTACGAATAAACCGATTACGACGTTCGTGTTGGACTATGAAATCCATTTCTTCCTGATAGCTGTGGTCTTTGACAGCCTTTCGAACGTCATCGGGATATTCTAGAATGATGTTGTAGATTTTTAGCTCAGCCAACTGTTGGTTGTCCATGAGCTTTTTGGTGGTGGTGACCTTATAGACTGGATTGAACAAACCTTCTAGCACCAGTTTATGAGTTTTAGAACCATCCAATGTACCCGTAGTACCAAATCTATGGTGGGCATTCACACACTTGTGCATGATGTTGCTAAGGCTTTTGGCTTTGAATAAATGCGCCTCATCACCATACACACAATGGAAGGGTGCAAAGAATGCCTTGGGTAATTTGTAGAGGCTCTGCCAGGTACTGATCACCACAGGATAAAGATTAGAACGTTCATGTCCAGCATAGATTCTATAGACATGATCTGGAACTTTGAAATTGTTCAGGCAACTATAGTCCTGAAAGTCAGCAAATAACTGTTCTACCAGACTGGTAGTTGGAACAATGATAAGTTGATTGCGATTACGTTCTAGATTCCAACGCATCAGACTATAGATGATCAGACTCTTGCCCGACCCTGTAGGACTGAGCAAGAGTTTCCGACCTTCACTAAGAGCCATCCACACTGCATCGATCTGATAGTCTCGTATGTCCAGAGTGGATCCACGGGAACCAAGATTTAGGCCACGACAAAATTCTTCAACTTCTTCACGACTAGGAGCGTCTGTTGGAATAATAAGTTCGGATTCATCGAGTTCATAGTCTCTTTCCTTGCAGAATTTTCTGACATAGGGCAGAAGACCCACATAAAGCTCGCGAGTAAACATACTAAACAATCGAACACGTCCATCCCACATTCTGGACTTGTACAGGGGATGAAATTTTGCTCCAGGTACTTCGAAACTGAAATGATCATTTAGCTCTTGGCTAATGCCTGGGTCTGTATCGATTTGTATGTAGACTGCGTCTTTTTGTCGAACTCGAATCATTAGATCATGCCATTGGTAAACTTATGCCATTCTATGCTGTTTTTAACGTCCCAGGTTCGACTGTTGATGCTGCGCACAATTTGTTCTAGTTGATTCAGAACAGTTTTAAAATATTCTACCTTGTCTTCCAGAGCAATGAGATCGGCATCGGTGGTTAGGATCTCATCCATTTCGTTCTTGAGCGGTTTGTTGCCCTGAAACTGCTGCCATTCTTCGGCAGCCAGCTCTTCACGAGTCATTTCACCTCTGTAATACTTATACTTTTTTCTACGAAGATTTAGGTAGTCACTTTCGGCTTTGCGGAGATTGAGCCTGGCGCTGCCCAGCCAATTTAGGTACTTGGCATGCAGTTGTGGTGTACGAACTGCTTCGCGACCTAAATTGGTTTCGTCAATGCGACTATCTTGGGACCAGGCATCCTGGAGTTCACTGAGTTTCATAACAAAAAAGCAAAATTATGACTGCGGACCAAAGTTAATGATCTGAGCAGGATTGCCCTGGAAGCAGAAGCTGCCATAATGGTTAAGACTGATGCTAGGATCCAACCAAATATCACCACCCATGCTCTGCCAACGACGACAGAATGTATAGTCCTCACTCAGATAACGGCGATCCTTGGGATCAATCATGGTATCGAACAACGCATAGAACATGTCATTCAAATCCTGACCGATGTTGAGGTCGTTGTTGTATTTGAGTTCAGGATATGCAGCTATCATCTTGTCAATGGCTGTACGTTTGATCATCATGAAACCTGTTCCAGCATCATGCAATTTAATGAGTCCACGCTCAATGGCAATCTGTTTAAGATCACGATTTACAAACTGAAAGTTGATGGCATAATCCGAACCAAAAGCAGCAATTTGACGATCATCGTGCCGTACATCTTTCTGGTCTGATACAGCTTCCTTGATGCGCTGCCAGTTGACGCCTTTCTTGGGATAGGCACCAACAACAATATCTTTGTCGTGATACATGAGCTTGATGACATCTTCGATCTGATATTCGATATCAGCATCAATGAACAAGAGCTTGGTAAAGTTAGACTGCAGGAAATATGCAACCAAAACATTACGAGCACGAGTCACCAGACTCTCGTTGGCAATGGTACCAAAAGCCAGGGGAATTTTATGTTGATTGCAGAAAGTCAACAATTTTACCGTACTACGGAAGTAGGGTTCGGTCAAAGCACCACCATAACAAGGAGTTGCTACGAAGATACGCTCTTTCTGTAGATCACCAATATTGACCTGAATGGTATTTTGACCTGGGGCCGGGGGGAGTTGTGGTGTGGCTTGTTTGAATTCTTCAGGCGTAAAACCTGGTGGGAAACTACTTACCTCTACTGGCGGGACAGAGGTAGGAACTTGATCAGACATAATATCTCCAATTCAAAAATAACTAAAGAACCTCTACATCAAAATACTTATATTTGAATGATGCAATGGCAGTAAAATACTCTAGTGTAGCACCTGTGACATCGAAGTCAAGTGCTTCTAGGCTAATAGGGAATAAATCCCTGAACAAAATTCTGGTCTGTGGTAGGTTACTACTATTTAGTATGGTCAAAGTACCGTCACTATAGGCTCCACCATCACCAGTATTGAATGGGAAGATGTCGCGACGCGATTGAACAAAACTACCAAATTGGTTGAAGTCATAGGGAAAACCAAGAGCTATGAGCCAACGATAGAGCTCAAGATAATTGCCCATGTCTTCGGTTATGATGAAACGAACAGTAAATTCTCCAAAATTTATCTTATCGCCTATTCTAGGCAAGTCCGTAAAAGGTGTCGATTGAACTGCAAAGCCTAAATTCAAGGCCGGTAGGTTAGCACTCTGACATGTAAAATTGGTATTGGGCAAATCTTTGATGCTGAATAGAAAACTATTCGGTCTAAGGAAATTGACCGTACTTGGACGTGTGCGTGTCCAATTTTCTTTGATTATTGTGGCGTTGCTTGTGTACATTAATTCTTTCTATAGCAGTATCCAAATCCATAGTCGTTTGGGCATAGGTTTTCATAGGACACCCATTTGTTTTTATCTAGATTTCGCAAAAACAAATATGGTCCAGGATGAGCCTTGGTATCGTGCCAGCCGACTACAGCGCCAGGACTAAGGAATTGTGTATATTCCCATTCTTTTAAAACCTGATTAATACTGTGCCATCCATCAATAAACAAATAATCAATTTCATTGATACCAATTTCTAGCATTTTTTTACGAACTGTTGCTATGTCTTCAGACCTAACAATCATGGTATGAATCCCCTTGTTGGGATCATGCACATGACTTGAATCTTGAATATCGATACCCAAATACTTACCATCAGCATCTAGGTTTTTCAAAAGAGTCGAAGTAGATGCTGATCCATGATCCATGAAAAACTTTATACCAACACCAATTTCTAAAATTGTTCTAAGAGGTCTGCCAGTTCGTTGTTTGAAGTTATCTATGGAAAACTGCAAAGCTCTGTGATTATCCAATGTAAAGTGCGAATATGGTCCAGCCTGATCGGGCGGAATATTCCAAGATACATTCATTCTTGCACGTAGGGGTTCATCAACATCATCATCTGAATCATGAAATCTTATATCTTTTACCAAATCATTACGCCATAGCATAAAAATCTCCTAATGTAATATCAATATTTATATTGAAAAAAAGGGGCGCCTAAGCGCCCCAATCGTCGATCTGTGTCGACTTCATAGTCGGTCCCGCAAGACCAACTTTATTACATGAGGTTTACAACACGGGTCTTGCGATAGTACTGATTGCGGTTAGCGGTGAAGCTATCTGCATCGTTAGCACCGTTAGCAGCAGTTACATATGGGTTAGCGATTAGACCGTAACGAGTCTTGAAGCCAATCTTTGGCTGGAAGCTGTTAGGATCGATGGCACGAACCATTTGCAGAGGCACGTATGGGCAATAGAAAATACCAGCGTCATAAGGACTTGCACCCTTATAACCTACCATGTAAAACTGGTTAGCAGCACCAAGGTTGCCAGTATATGGGTCGATGTATACACGGAAACGACCGTTCAATACACCAGCAAAAGTATTGCCTGTATCGTCAACTGTGAGGTTGGTGCTCAGTGCAGGAGCATAATCAAGCACACCAGCCATGGCCAGGGCGCTAGCTACGTCTGCAGAGCAAACAATGATGTTACCTTTGCCACGACGTGTGTCTTGGGCAATATGGTTGGCATCACGCTCAATGTTGAACAACAGACCTTTGAAACGCTCTACGCTCCAACGACCGTTGGAATCAACGTCAAGGTCAAAAGTACCAGGAGCTGCAGTAGCTGGGCTACCAATTTTGGCTACTTTGTAGATCAAACGAACTACTTCGCGGTTGATCTCAAACATGAACTCTTGGCTAAGGATGTTGCTTAGCTCAGCCTCAGCATCCAAACCATGAATGGCTTTCAGGTCCTGAGCAAGTTCAACTGTGTATTCTGCTTTAAGCGCACGGCTCTTGGCAGTAACAGTTGTCTTGTCAATTGCAAAAGACATTTCATTGTAGTCTTGAGCAGCTTCCATGTTGGCTGTGCTATTAGCTGTACCAGTGGTATAGCTGCCAGTTGCCAGGATGTTGCTAATAGAACCACTGTGGGTGCTAGTTGCGTCACCACTGAAGTCGGTGTCGGCTTCGTTGTACAGTGCTTCGTACTGACCACGGTCGGTGGCTGTACGGTTTGAACCATACATGGCACGCATTGCAAAAATCAGGCCCGTAGGACCAGTCATGGGCTGAACACCGCAGATGTCATAGGCCATGAGGTTAGGCATGGCACGACGAACCAATCCAATAAGGATGGGGTCATACTTGGCAACACCAACTGTACCGTCACCAATGCTGTTAGCAGGAGTTTCGGTCAACATTGAGCTACGCTCTTCACGCAGTGCTTTTTCTTGGTTCTCAAGAAGAACACTGGTTACTTGACGCTTATAGCTGTCTTTGATTTCGGGGAGATCTGGATGGTCCAGAATCTGTGCCCATTTGCTTTGAAGTTGTTCGGACAAAAACATTAAGGTCTCCTAAAGGATCTTTGTAATATTTATTACTTACTTTTTCTTGACGGTTCTTGAGAGAGCCTGAGCATACTGGTTTACAACACTATCAGCACTCATGTTGGCCGGTGCTTGTGAAGCGTCTTCGACCAGATTCTGAACTGACGATGCTGCAGCAGGTGCATTCTTAGGAAAGTAATTTTCTTTGATGACATTTACTTTGTCTTTGAATAACTGCTCATCTTCGAATTGAACACCTTCCAAGAGCTTGTTCAGCTTTGACTTTTCGGTGTCGGCGAGATCTTTGCTCATCTCGGCAATAACAGCCAGGCGTTGCATCTCAACAACCTGTTGTTTGAGCTCAACATTTTCGTTCATGACTTCGTCTACTTGAGTCTGAAGTTCCAATGCTGTTGCTTCTAGTTCACCTAGTACATCATATTTTTCTTCAGGCACTTCAATATAGTGTTCTTTGAATAGTACCTGGAGACCTTGGATAAAGTCCTCGGCGATTTCGGTGCGGAGACCTTGTTCAATCGCAACTTCGTTTTCCTTCATCCAATTTTCTACCACATAGTTGAGGTAGGAATCTACTTTTTCCACGATTTGTTTCTGGAATTCAGCTACATCCTCGGCAAACTTCTCATCGAGGGCTGCATTGATTTTTTCCATTTCGTGGTTTACACGAGCAACAACAGCAGCTTCAAAAATGCTGGTTGCTTTTTCTCTGAATTCTTCGCTAAGATCAGCACCAAAGATTGGGCTAAGGTCGATGGCCTGTACCTGGGTTGGCTCAGCTGTTTCGGCGCTAGCAGCTACTTCATCGTCGGTAATTTCTTCGACGAGATCAGCTTCTACTTCGGTTTCTTCCTGATGAACATTGCCCTTACTGGTGGATTGATTCACCGCATTGGCTGGCTGATTGGCAACTGTTGTAAAGTTAGGAGCTTGGCCAGGTCCCTGAGCCGTAAGTGTATTCTTCATGCCCAGTGGCTTAGCAGCAACGGCACCTTGATTGGGCTCTTTTTCATCCCTGGTTTCAAAGCTAGCCTTTTCGCTAGAACCTTGCATGGGGTTAGTTGCATCGCCTGATACTTGAGTCTTCATTGTGCTGTCCTTGGTAACGCTTCCGGCACCCATGGTTTCGGCCTCATCAAGTTTGCGAGCCTCTAGACGCTCCAGCAACTGTTTAATTTTACTATCTACCGACATTTAGAGTCTCCTAAATGATTTTTTGCTATTGTTTATTTATAAGAATGATTACCTTGAAAGGCCTGCCATGAACTGTTCCCAGATTTTAATCTTGGTTTCGTCCAATGCTGCCTTGGATGCTTTTTTAATGGTCGCCTGTGCTTTTTCTACCTGCACGCTGGTCCAACGACCATTTTCCAGAATCCATTCCTTGCCTTCCATGATGCCAGCAACAAAGGCATCTGGAGCACTAGGATCAGCAACAATGTCTACAGTAGCAAGATGAAAATCATCCTGCACTTCCATGATGCCATCCCTGTTCTCTTTGAGACTACCTAGTCCACGACTGCTAACACCAAGGCGCACACCCTCATCAATAAAGTTGCGGGCAATCTTGCCCATGGGTGTTTCTAAAATCTTAGCACGACCTATGACGTCCTTGCCTTCGAATTTTAGGCTGGTGATCAGGTGGCTTACCTGATTTAAGTTTATGCTAGGGTTGTCAGGATGTCCTAATTCACCCAAGCTTCGCTTTTCGGCTATCATGTTCTGATAACGCTGGAGCTCTTTTTCCATGACCGAGTAAGGATATACTCGACCATTTCTGTTCTGTTGATCGGACTGCATGAAGATACCTTCGATGAAGTAGCTTTTGCCGCCACTTTTGGCATCTTCGGTAATGTACTGCAGTTCCTGAGTACTTTCTCTGATTAGTTTCATGGCTTACCACTTATTGGCGGTTGTTCTGGATTGATTATCTGGCTCAGCATAGCCTGCAGATTTATGCAGGGTAAGTATGACAGTACCAGCACTAGCACCCATGTTAACAATGACATTGGTGTTGGCACTTTGGCTTAGTACAAATCCGCCTTGCTGGCTCATGTCCCAGTTATCCAGAGCACCTGCACCAACTTCTAGAATGGTTGTACCATCGGCTCTTTGTATGTTGCCTGCGGTTACAAAGTTAAAATATACATGGGCCAGAGTTACTTTACTGTTGGCTCTATCGAAAGTTTCATCAGCCAAGGCCAAGGCTGCTAGGTCCACAGTACTAGAACCTGAACCTATGTACTGTACTACGGCCTGTTGTCTGACCTTTTTTAGGATGTGCTGAGGCATTTTTTTATCCTTGTTTCATCTTGCGCATGGCGCCATACTTGGCACCCAAGGCCATGCGAATGCGTTCCTTTTTGCTTTTGCCAGCAAACTTTGGATTGTCACTATGAACGAAATCGTGAATATACTTGCTGGTAGGATCCGAAGGCTTGAGCTTTTCTAAGAGCTCATCCAGTCCTTCGAGTTCTTTTTCAATCTGTAGTTGTCTGAAATCTCTAAGCTGGAACATTTTCAGTGGACTCCGGTTCGGCTGCTGCGGGTTCGCTTCTGTACAACGTCTGTTGTAGTTCTTGTTTTTTGGCATCAAGGGCATCGGTCAGTTTAGATGCCATAACATCATTGAACTTAGAACGCGCATCTGAGCTGCTATTGTTCATGATGTCTGTGACCATGGTGTCGATTACTTGGCTGAAATCCATTTTACATTCTCCGCAACTGATTCATTCTGAGTATTTATTTGGCTCGCAGGCCGGTTTTCTGAGCTGGCTGCTTGCACTGCTGTAGCCGAGGGTAAAGGTGCACCATCTGCAGGTGCCACCATCTGAGGTTCTTCACCAATCTCTTCGTCCATGTCCTCGATGTCGTCATCACTTAGACGCAAGATGTTGCGCTGTACGTATTTCTTGCTAAAGTAAAAGCCAACATAGGGCTGTACTTGATTGAGCAGATCGATGCGGTTGCGCATGGTCTCGGCTTCTTTGAGTTCTTGGAAATACTGATCCTGCGCATACTGATACTGTATGCCTTCTTGTAAGATTTCCCAGTCAGCTTGTGTAATGATGCCCTTGAGTATGAGCTGTGTTCTCAGCACATCATTGAATAGATCGTTAAACTTTTTACGAAGTCTGCTGACAAATTTGGCAAATTTTAGTTCGTCTCTGGTAACTTCGGCAACACGACCAAAATTCAGACCAGTCTGTGATTGCATGCGACTTACGGGTACATTCAGAGACTGATAAAGTTTATTCTGAAAGTAGTTAATGTCATCGATCTGGCCCAGATTTTCACCGCCAGGCAAGGTAGTAATTTCTGTGCCACGTCCACCTTCGCGGCGAGGCAACCAAAAGTCTTCCAGCATGCTCATGACTTTGCGATCATCACGTATTTCACCGGTGCTGGAGTCATAGATGATTTTGTTGCGATACCGAGCCATGATGTCTTTCATGTATTGCTCGGCCTTGATCTTGGGCAGGTTACCCACATCAATATAGAATATTCTGCGTTCCGGTGCACGGCTGAGGCGATAGATGACCAGAGCGTCTTCCATCATCTTCAACTGGTTTACGGGTTTGATGGCCTTGTGCAAATAGCTTAGAACTACGTTCTTTTCCAGGTCCAGCAATCCACTGGGAACAAAGGTAATGCTGTCCGGTGCAATCTTGATGCCCTGATTGGTATGGCTGGGTCCACCGGAAAAATAGTTGGCATTGAACTGAATGCCTTTATCATTGTATATGAAAAATTCTTCGATGTTCTTGATGACTTCAACACCTGTAGGCAACTTTTCTTTGCTGACATTTCGAACCTTGCGAATCTTGCGTGGATCGATCTGTCTAAGTTCTAGCACACCACGTTTGGGTGCTTTAATGTCAATGACTTTCTGAAAATACAGGCGGCCATCGATGTACCAACGACGAAAGATGTCGAATCCCTTGCTGTTGAATTCCAGCAAACGCAATACTTCTTTGAATTCTTTGCTTATGGTTTTCTTGATGCCTTCGTCCAGATCAATTTCGTCGAGGTTGATGTCAACAGGATTTTCATCATCTACGGCTGCTATGGCTTCACTGACAATTTCGTCAATGGCACTGGAGCAATCCGGATACATGCTGGCTTCGCGATAACGTGTTATGAGTTCTGACTCTGACTTGGCCGTTGCATCTAAATCAACAAAGGTGCCGAAGTAACCGCCGGCCTGCACGGTACTGGCGCCGTCATCCGGAGTCGGCGTAATAAAGCTTTGGGCTCTATTGGTCGTATCCTCCGGACTTGCACGGCTGATGGTAAAACCAAACAATGATATGGCCATAACTAATCCAAACTAATTAAAGAGCACCACTAAAGACACTGGCAATGCTAAGTGTCTGCGTAGTGCTGGCATTGGTCACAGTAAAGTGCTGATACTGCCAGGTCACAGTAAAGTTACTGATCTGGTCATTGGCACCAAAGTCCAGAGGTACTGGAGCAAGGTTTGAGGGGAATGCGCTGACTAGCTTATAACCCTTAAGCACCGCACCATTGCGATCCAGTTGGAATACATCCAAATCGCGCTGATAGGTTGATGGGTTCAAACGGCCGGACTTGTTGACCAAGTCTTCCATGCCGTTCATCCACTGTTCCATGGCAGTACGAATGCTGAAATCTGAGTCATTCAATACTGTGATGGTCCAGGGAGCAAATATACGATCGCCAGCAAACTTAACTTCACGACCACGGTAAAATACTGTGGCCGGACCAATGTCCTGACCTGGCAGCTCAGCAGCAGTTACCAGGAATGGAGCACGTGCAACTGCAACGGCCTGTGCTCCAACATAGGTCGGAAAGCTAAGGAACACGGCAAACTGGTTGGGGCGAACCCCACCGTTTGTCAGCGCAGCCTTGAATCTATCTACGTTAAATACGGTGGACATCTATATCTCCTTAGGCGCCAACTTCTTCGAATGCTATGCCTGTGCGGGTAGCAATGAAGTTCAGGGTAATGAAGTTGATGGAACGAGCTGGCTTGATGAAGATGTCAGCCACAAATTCATTACGATCTATGACCTCACCGGTGTTGTTTGTTTCGTCACAAACTACCTTGAAGTCCGTAATGCCTCTGCGACCCTGTACATCACGCAGGAATGGTTCTACGAGATTGCGGAACTGTGCACGTGTAAATGCATCATTGAACTCAAACAGCTGATACTTGGCTGCGGTCGCAATGGCTTTTTCTAGCACAATGAACAATCTACGAACGTTGATGCGATCAAATGCACTGGGCTTGGTAAGCTGAGTCTTGTCACCAAACAATACCGTACCTTGACCAGGGAAGCTAACAACAGGGTTAACGCCCTTCTTATAGAGGTTATCACGATCGGTAAGTGTTGGGCTGTATGCCAACTTGACTACGTTCTTGATAACGCCGCGACTATAACCTGCAGGGCTATACCATGGATCAGCTACAAAATCTGTTCTGGCGCATAAACCAGCAATATCGCCGTTTAATGGAACCCAACGATAAGTGTCATTGTAACGATCGTACTGATATTTCCAACCACTGTCCATGACAGCATAGCTGGTATTAAGGTTAATGGCATCTCTGTAGCCAGTAACTGCAGTAGTAGCAACAGTTGTGCTGGTACGGTTCAATACATTGCTAAGAGGTGGTCCAAAGAACGCTACACAATCTTTGCGCACTTCACAGATGTTATTTACTACATAGCTTATTACGTTAGCACCATAACTACCAATGGGTACCAAACTTAGGTCATATAAACCGTCTTGCTTGAACTCGTCGTATGCAGTAGTTACATCACCGTCGGTTGGAGTACCAAGAGCACCACCAACAAAGCTTGATGTTACTGCTGTTATGAGGTTACCAAAAGTAGTGCTAACAACTGTAGTACCCCAGGCTGTATTTGCTCCTGGTGCTAGGTTGGCTGATGCTGGATGTGCAATGGCATACACATATCCACTCTGGTCTCTTAGCACATCTTTATAGTATGCAGAGCTGCCATCGCTTTTCTTGGCGTCGCTTGCTTTGCTAAGGTATGGGAATTTTTCCAACACCGTTCCAGGAGTGCCACTGAACAAACCATCTTCGTCAATG